CCACGGAAGAACAAGTGCTAGGGCACCGGGTTACTTCTATGGAGCAATACAAACAACTTATGGGTCGGTTAGAAGGCTATACCTTCGTGGAAGAGGCAATTAGGCAGCTTCTAGAGAAAAACCCTGATAGTTGAGGACCCGCATGACATCTGCATTGGAAGAAAAATGGGCACAAGAGGCAGCAGAAGCTGCTGAGGCCGAAAAGTCTGCTCAAATCGCCGCTGAGGTGGAGAAACGAGAACGAGCAGAGCAGGTCGAAGAACTTAAAAAACACATACCACAGCCTACAGGTTGGCGCGTTGTAGTTTTGCCCTATCGGGGCGCACGAAAGACCAAAGGCGGCATTGAACTTGCCGACCAAACTCTGGAACGTCAGCAGTTGACTACAACTTGCGCGTATGTTCTGGCAGTAGGACCCCTAGCGTTCAAAGATACCAGTAAATTCCCCGACGGCGCATGGTGCAAAGAGGGAGATTGGATCATTTTTGGCCGTTACGCTGGTGCTCGTATGGCGATTGATGGCGGAGAGATCCGCATTCTCAACGACGACGAGATTCTTGCTTTGGTGAGCGATCCCGAAGACATTCTTCACATTGCATGAGGTAGTTATGGCAACAAATGTTCCTAATGACCAACTTGAGTTTGACTTAGGCACCGATGAGGTGGCTACGGACGTTCATCTTGGGGAAGATTCAACAGAAAACACGCAAAAACCGTTGATTACGACTGTTTCTGAGGCTTCTGACAACAACCGCGACGAGCTAGATGAGATCAACAGCGGTGTGCAAAAGCGTATTGCAAAGCTCACCGCCCGTATGCGCGAGGCAGAACGTCGTGAACAAGCGGCAATTGAGTATGCAAAAGGCCTTCAAAGCAAGACGCAAGACCTTGAACAGAAGCTTGTACACACCGATTACAGCCGTCTAAATGAGGCCAAAACCCGCCTAGAGACCCAAGCGGCCACTCTGAAACAGATTATTCGCAAGGCACGGGAAGAAGGCGACATTGACACGGAAACTGAGGCAAATCAGCGCCTGACAGACCTGACGATGGAATCTCGCCAAGTTGCGGGATGGTTGCAGACCCAAGAGCAGCAGGTACGTCGCCAGCCACAGATGCAGCCTCAGCAGGCGCAGTATCAACAGCCCCAACAGCAATACCAAGAGCGTCCACAGCCCAGCCCCAAAGCGGAGTCATGGGCGGAAAAGAACCCTTGGTTTGGCCAAGATCGCACCATGACCTATGCGGCGTGGGGCATACACCAAACTTTGATCGAGGAGGAGGGTGTTGACCCGAATTCCGACGAGTACTATACTGAGCTAGACCGACGCTTACGGGACGAGTTCCCCAAGCGCTTCCAGAACGAAAGTTCTGCAACTCAATCCAGACAACAGCGTTCCGCACCCGCTGTTGCACCTGCTTCCCGTAGTTCCGGGGTGAATCAAGTGCGCCGTACTGTCCGGCTATCGCCGAGTCAGGTTGCTATGGCAAAGAAACTGAATGTTCCTCTCGAGGAATATGCCAAGTACGTAAAGGAGTAAACCATGAGCAAAAATGAAATCACCATCGATAGAGCCCCTCGCGTTTCACGTGAAAAGGAAGCTCGTCGCAAGCCTTGGGCACCACCTTCACGCTTGGATACTCCACCGCCCCCTGAAGGGTATGGTTACCGTTGGATTCGTGCAGAAGTCAACGGTTTCTTGGATAAGCAAAACGTGTATAGCAGTTTGAGAGAAGGCTATGAACTAGTTCGCCTCGAAGAACTGCCCGAAGAGTATCAAGCAATGCTGCCAACAGTTGATGAAGGCAAACATGCGGGAGTTGTCAGCGTCGGGGGCTTGCTCTTGGCGAAGATTCCTAAAGAGACCTCTGAGGAACGTAATGCCTATTTCCGTCAAAAGGCAAAGGAGCAGTTGAGTGCTGTAGACAATGAGATGCTGCGTGAAAACGCCCACTCTACAATGCGTATCCAATCCCCCGAGAGAAGTTCAAAAACAACTTTCGGACCTCGTTAATTCGAGGGACACATTCAACTTTTTAGGAGCTTCAAATGGCAAACACCAACAAGCCCTATGGTCTGCGTCCACTCGGCAATCTGTCCGCTACAGGTGCTCAAAAGCAATACGGCTATCAGATCGCTGACAACCAGTCCGGGGCAATTTATCAAGGTGACTTAGTCGTTTTGTATGATGGTTACATCATCAAATACGATGCGTCCACCCACGCTGCGCCTACCGGCGTTTTCAACGGCTGTCAGTACAACGATCCAACACGCTCTAACAAGCCGACTTGGAAGAACTACTACCCCGGCAGCATTGACATTACTACTGGTCTAATCGATTGCGAAGTGATCGATGATCCCGCCCAGTTGTTCGTCGTTCAAGCAGACGGTTCAGTTACTCAAGCCAACATTGGCAAGAACGCTGATCCAACTGCATCTACCACTGGTTCTACCACCACAGGTATTTCCAACGGTAGCTTAGGTTCCGCTTCAATTGCGAAGACCGCCGCACTGACTTTCAAGATCTTGGGTTTCTACAACATCCCTGAAAATGAAATCGGCACTTACGCACAAGTGGTTGTTAAATTGAACCAACACCAGTACGGTAGCGTCGGTGTTGCATCTGACGGAGCATAATCATGGCAATTTCACGTTCCCAGCTCGTTAAAGAATTGGAACCCGGCCTGAACGCTCTGTTCGGCATGGAGTACGACCGCTACGAAAACGAACACGAAGAGATTTTTGAAATCGAAAGCTCTGACCGTGCGTTTGAAGAAGAGGTGATGCTCACCGGTTTTGGTTCCGCACCAATCAAGGCTGAAGGCGCTGGCGTTTCATACGACACCGCTAACGAGTCTTTCACAGCGCGTTACACACACGAAACCATTGCAATGGCGTTTGCCCTGACCGAAGAGGGGTTGGGGACAGTTCAAGGCCGACATTTCCATGAATTGCAATCAGATTTGTACAGCGCATTTACAAAAGAAGGCTCGGCCTATGGAAGTCGAGCAAAAGACCAAGAAGAATTTGCAAAATTACAGGCGCAAATAGCAAAAAACAAGTCTGATGCGCTTGATCAAAAACAAGCGCTTCAAGCGCAGGCAAAGCAGGCAAAACTCTCGGGAAATGAGATGAGCGAAAACGAGTATGTAAAAGCTATGGGAGAAATTGACAAGAAGGTACAAAGACTAAACGTTGGATTAGAGGATCGATCAGACATTCTCAGTGGGCGCATCAATAACACCCATAAACAGGTTTCGTACAGAATGCAAGAACCTTTTGCAAATTTTGAGACAAAACCCGATGTACGCCGTCAAATGCTTATAAAGGGAGCAGTGCATTCTTCCATGAAAGATGGCAAAACCTTTGCCACTTTTCCGGGTAAAGAATCAGACCAGCCGCAACTTTATGTGGATATGGACACTGGACGCAGTAAGATTGAACCCAACTTAAAACAAGTTGTCAAAGACTTGGGCGGGGAAAAGGCAGGATTTGATGTTAGGTACATTAAATTGCCGCCGGACAAAAATGGAAATCCAGTTATGGCATGGGGCATAACTTGGTCCCCCGAAGCCGCCGCACGTATCGTAGAAAAAGGCATACCGTTTGCAAAAGGTGGTATGGTAGAGAGACAATCGGCTGACACCCGCAGGTATTTGTAAGGATCCAACATGCCTATAGAAAAGAATTACGACATCGGAAACTCTCTTAAGGAAGAGGGCATTGACGTTGAGATTGAAGAAACCAACGAAGACCTTCCCGATGTAGAGATTGAGTTTGACCAAGAGACCGGCGAGGTTGTCGTCAACATGAACGATGGCGACGACGATGTCCCCTTTGATTCAAACCTTGCTGAAGTGATTGACGAAGGCACGTTGGCCACGATGTCCCAAGAGTTGATGGTGCTGTTTGAAGCAGACTCAACTTCTCGTAAAGATTGGGAAAAGATGTACAGCCAAGGCATGAAATACCTTGGCTTCACCATGGAAGAGCGCACCAAGCCGTTCAAGGGCGCTGCCGGTGTATATCACCCCCTGTTGACCGAAAGCATTGTGCAGTTCCAAGCACAGGCTCTCAAAGAACTCATGCCCGCAGAGGGCCCCGTGCGCACACAGGTGCTGGGTAAGGAGACACGCGAGCGCCTGATGCAGGCGGACCGAGTCAAGGAGTTCATGAACTACCAGTTGACTCAAGGCATGCCTGAGTACACGCCTGATTTTGACCAGTTGTTGTTCTACGTCGGTTACGGCGGCTCTGCATTCAAGAAGGTCTACTTTGACCAAAACTTGCAACGCATGGTCAGCAACCTAGTGTTGCCTGACAACCTGTACATCCCATACCATGGCTCGTCAGTTATGAGCCGTTGTGAGCGCATCATTCACCGTGTGCCCATGTCCACGAATGAGTTCCGCAAAGCGGTGGTCAATGGCCAGTATTTGGACTTGGCAGAACCGGAAAAAAGCAGCCCTCCTTCCCAGATCCAAAAGGAAAAGGACAAGGTCACGGGTGTGCGCCAGAGCGGGGAAGAGGAAGAGATCAATCTGTTGGAGTTCCAGCTTGATTACGACTTACCCGGGTTTGAAGACACGGATGAAGACGGCGAACCCACAGGCATCAAGCTGCCCTACATCATCACCTTGGACGAAGTCTCAGGTGATGTGATCGGTGTGCGCCGCAACTGGATTGAGGGCAGCCCCATCCATGAGCGCAAGGAATACTACATCCACTACCTGTTGGTACAAGGCCCCGGAGCCTATGGCTTGGGCTTCTTGCACTTGGTGGGCAACCTGACCTCTTCTGCCACGTCTGCCCTGCGTCAATTGATCGACGCAGGTACCTTGGCCAACTTGCCAGCGGGCTTCAAAGCCAAGGGCGCACGTATCATGAACGATGACGTGCCGCTCCAGCCCGGTGAGTGGCGCGACATGGATGCAGGCGGCGCAGACTTGCAGCAGTCCATCCTGCCCTTGCCTTACAAGGAACCAAGCCAGACTTTGTTTGCCTTACTGGGCTTCTGCGTAGAGGCTGGACAGCGTTTGGCCAGCATCAGTGACATGCAGGTAGGCGACAGCAACCAAAACGCTGCTGTAGGCACCACGATTGCGTTGTTGGAAAAGGGTTCGTCGGTCATGTCGGCCATTCACAAACGCTTGCACTATGCGCAGCGTTTGGAATTTCAATTGTTGGCCAAAGGCTTCTCTGAGTTCTTGCCTGACGAGTACCCTTACGATGTTCCCGGCGAGAGCCGCAGCATCAAGAAGAAAGACTTTGACGACCGTGTCGATGTGTTGCCGGTTTCTGACCCCAACATCTTCTCCGTGTCTCAACGGATCACCATGGCGCAGACCCAGCTACAACTGGCCCAAAGTGCGCCGCAAATGCACAACATGTACGAGGCCTACCGCCGCATGTACACGGCTATCGGTGTGCGCGACGTAGATGCCATCCTAAACAGCCAAGAGATTGACAAACCCAAGGATCCTGCCAGCGAAAACAGCATGGCTTTGGACGGTTCGCCCCTCAAAGCATTTGCTGGCCAACAGCACGACGCACACATCCTGTCTCACTTGTTGTTTGGCCTGTCACCCATGGTTGGCCAAATGCCAAACGTGGCCACATCCGTGCTTAAGCACGTGTTTGAGCACATCAAGCTCAAGGCGGAAGAGTTTGTTGAA